TTTTATTTGTCAATGTTTTCAATGGGTTAGCCGCAAGCGGCCGGTGGTAGGTTAGGGTAATAATGTTGCGTAGGGGGGCGGTTAGTTGGACTATTGTTGCTTCCACCCTGTGTTGCACCTCTTCACGGCCTTGATAAGGGAAATTTGGAAAAACAGGGTTAGTTCTTGACAACCCTTAAAGGGAAGACTACAATAGACTTAAGTTTGAATTGTATTAACCACTCGTTTTGAAAATTTTTTATTAGGATTTTTTCTTGAATTTCATGTGTCGAATATTTGGACATAATTACTCTTTAACTAGTGCCTTTGGTAATTATGCTTTTTGTAGTAAATGCGGGGATACTTTAGTAATTAAAGAGCCTTACGACTTAAGTATTGGAGAAAGACGTTACTTAAATAACGTTCTAGTGGAAATGACAGAGCTAGGTTTACAGAAAGTTGAAGTAGATGTTCAAGAAAACGAGTAGGATATTATTATTTTTAGGATTATGTGCTTTTACAACTTCTGTTTCAGCTGTTGAGTTTAGGTCAAAACCTGTTCAGTGCGGATCTAGAGATTCTTTGTTTGAATTACTTCAAGAAGCAGGAGAAGAAGCTTTAGTAGGTGGTGTTGCAGACGTTATTGTAGAGGGTGGTCAAAAGACACAGGTTGCTGTTACTTTTTTTGCTAACCCTTTAGAAGGTACTTGGACAATGGTTGAGTTTCATACCCCTATAGAAGCTTGTGTTATTGCTTATGGAGGTAGTTTAGACTTTGATGTACAACAATATTTTGATAAAAAAGAAGCACTTTAAATGGCAGAAAAATTTAAATACGGACCTTTAGTATATAATCATTTTGGAGAAGATGACGACTCTGGCAATTATTGGTGGGCAGGCAACCCTCCGGTTGCATATGAAGAAGAATCAGGGCCTTATCGTATTCCAGTAGACGTAGAAGGTAGTCAGTGTTTACCAGGCAACTGCATTTTACACCCAAATTGTCGTATTGAAGACTGGGAATCTTTTGAATTATTTCCTGTTCCTTCTTTAGTCTGGTGTAGATCCTGGTTTGAGGATAACTTTTTGATTGTGTCAGATTATAATGTATGTAGGTATATTTTGCGCTGGTGTGATTATAATTATACAAATGGGCATAATGCAGAATTTATCAATTGGAAAAAAGAAAAATTAATAAAAGAAATGGTAGCTGACATATGGCCCGACGTACAGATATAATTGAAGCTTTAGTAGGTCATTTAGGCACGAACACGGATGTACATGCGAATAATGTACACCGTACTTATAAGTATATGCACGACCTCAATGATTTTCCCGCTATCACTTTTATCCCTAACAGAGAAGATAGAGATCACTTCGGAGCTGGTCAAATACACGGCATTTTAGCTGTCCAACTCCGTTGCTACGTATATGACGGAGACACCGCAGATATCGCTGATGAGTGTGAACGACTTGCAGATCAAATTGAAGCGGCAATTGACACTTTCTCAGACACCTATTATTCTCAGTATGAAGTAGAAGAGGCACGCGTTGTATCTCTTCGTACTGATGATGGACTTATGACACCTTATGGAGTAGCTGATTTACAAATTTCTATTCTATATAGACTGGAGAACTTTTAATGGCTAACAACACAACAATAACAACAACAGTTGATGCGCTAAACCGCAGCTTAGAGGCTCCGCCTCTTGACCCGGTTATGCTTGCGCTCGCTAACGATTACTTATCCGGCAAGGCGATAGATGAATTAGCAGATGAGTATGGTATTTCGGAGGATCGTGTGACTTCTGTGATTGAGAAAAAAGAGGTGAAAAATTACATTGATTCAGTTTTCGCCACGCAAGGATATCTTAATCGAATTAAGCGCATCAATCTTATCAACTCTGTGATCGATCAAAAGATACAAGAGGCTGTGGAAACAGGCATCTACTCTAAAAAAGATCTTCTCGACTGGATGAAGCACTTACAAGAGGTGGAAACATCATTGAAGCCGAAGACACAAGGTCCCCAAGTTGCCGTACAGATTAATAACTACGACAAGCTTATGCGGGATCTCATGGAATGAGTGAGCGAGACACTAGAGTGGAAAATCTGGTTGACCCTAGTCTTGATTGGGATTGCTCTCCTCCTGTGGATGCTGAGGATCAACCTCATCCCTCTGTGTGGATAACCGAATTCGTCGACCTTCATGTTGGACATGAAAAGATGAGTACTCCATGGGACGAAAGAGAAAAAAATTTGCGGGCGCTTCGCGCACGGTTTGAAAACGATGCATGACACCCCCGCGTGGACATTAGTTGTTGTGAGCTTATGAACTACCTTGCTCTAGCTAATTTTCTATATAATCGTGCTGATATTGTTTGTTGGCCGCCCTATGCTTCTGGAAATGCTTTAATGAAGTGCTTAACAGTTCATGATGCATATATCTATAATCCAGACTGGAATATGTGGGGTCCTTTAGAATACGTCTTACAACCACCAGCAACTTTTACAGAATCAGAATTTAAATCTCATTATGCTGATATATTTGGAGAAGTATGGTTAGACTTAGACCAGCCTATCTTTAATCAACTAGCTGACGCACTTAAACGTAAAGGCATTACTAACTCTGAAGAAACATGGATCTATAAACTTACAAAAGAAGATAAACGTATGGTCTTCGGTCCGATGCACCACATTTCTTCAAAGCAAATGTTAAGCCTCACTACAAGACCTATTGTTCAGTTAATTCCTAAAGACTATTCACTGATGAGTACAAGACAAGATTTGGAAAATGCACATCATAAGTCTAGCAAAGAGTGGTTACGAAGTAAAAGCAAGAAATGGAAAGAACATTTTGAGTGTATCAACCACCCTCAAATACTAAATATCTATACTGAAGATTTTTTCTATTCTACATTTGAGGTTTTTATGAGAGAATATACAAAGTTGAGAAAACATTTTGATTTAGAAGATAGGTCAGAACAAGTTTGGGCTTTTGTTTTGTACTATCAAGATAGAGTTAATAAAACTAAACCTGCTAGGTAGGCACCATAAGGAGATATAATGAGTAAACAACCCCGCGATGACGGCAACGATCCAATTCCCGTATTAGGATTGCGACCTGGTAGAGGACTGCAAGTTCCCTACACCTCCGACTCAAATACTTCTCCAGCTATCTCGTCTTCCGTACGAGTAGTAACTTTATTCGCTACTACAGATTGCTTTATTGAAACAGGGTCGTCTTCTGTAGCAGCTACTACAACCACTTCACACTTTCTACCTGCTTCTATACCTTTTGACATTTCTCTTGGAGCTGAGACAGATCCTTCCGAAAATAACAAATATGTAGCTGTAATTCAGTCTGCAAGCGCTGGGACGCTTTTCATCTCTGAGAGAGAATAATGCCTTTAGGAGTTAGTCGTCTAGTTCTAGCTACTTCAGCGATTCGTCGAGTATTTGGCGATGTGATCACTGATCTAGACTTTATTATAACTCAAGACGGACGCACCTTACAAGATCAAGATCTAAGATTTATCGCAGTTGAGCAATCTGATAAAATTACAGACACTCTTGCTTCTCTCGGCCTTGACCCACTTATCACTCAAGACGGTAGATTCTTCGCACTCAACCAAAATCCAAACCAAGTGTTATTACTAACCCAAGATTTTGATACAGCTGGTGATAGCTTTATAAGTCAAGATGGACGAGCACTTCAAACTCAAAATAATCGTACAATTTTAACCCAACGTGAGAGTTAATCATTTTTCATTTTGACAGTCTAACAGTGTTGTGCGACAATACATGAAATATGTTCTTATAGGGCAAAAGGAATTTAAATGGCAAACGTAAAAATTACCGATCTCACAGAACTTGCGGCAGCTGATCTCGCTACAAATGATGTGTTACCGATCGTTGATATCAATAATGATTCTACTAAAAAAGTTACAATCGCATCACTGACTGGTTTGTCAGATGCGAATGATTTTGTCACCTATACTCAATTAAACGCTAATATAGACGTTGTATCTGGTAACGTAGACGCTGTTGAAGCCAACGTTGTATCAATAGTAGACACAGGCGGGCACACAGTTACTTTTTCTGGAAATGTAATTCCTTCAGCTGATGGTGTTTATGATTTAGGCTCTGCTTCTAAAAAATGGAAAGATCTTCACTTAACAGGATCGTCAATTAAACTTGGTGGGATTACAATATCTTCTTTAGGCGATGAAGGTATTACAATTACAGGCACTTCTGGAGAACAAGCTAATGTTGTTACTCCTCAACTTGGTGGAGCTGCTAATGTATCAGCTAATATTGCTACACTAGAAGCAAATGTTGCTAGCACTGACACTCGTTTAGGAGCGAATATTGCTCTCCTCACTGCTGCAGATACAGCTGCAGAAACTCGTTTAAATGCCAACCTTGACATAGTACAAGATAACGTAGCTGCTATTTCTGTTACTCTAGGAATACGTGGAGACGGTGACACAAATGACGATGTAACGGTAGGCACAGAAGAACTCGTATTTTTAGGTGATACAGGAATCACTACCACAGTTTCTTCTAATACAGTTACAATTGATTTAGATGATACAGCTGTTACTGCAGGATTATATGGTGGCGTATCTGGCGGAGTTACTAATGTAGCAGCAGTCACGATTGATGCTACAGGACGTATCACTAATGCGGCTAATATTTCTGTTGTAACAAATTTAGACACTCTCCAAGATAATATTAATGTTTTAGATGGTAATGCAGATGCTATTGCTGCTGACGTAACAGCTTTAGAGGCTCGTCGTGCAGCTAATGTTACTTTGAGTGATGCAGAAGATACAGCAATTCAATCAAGATTAACAACTAATGCTACACTCTTTTTAAATGAAGACACAGCTTTACAGTCTCGTTTAGCTACAAACGTTACAGCGTTTACTAACGAAGATACTGCGCTGCAAGCTAGAATCGCAGCAAACACTTTAGTAGCTGCTTCCAATGACTTTGTTACTTATACTCAATTAAATGCAAATATTAATGTCGTTCAAGATAATGTCGCAGCTATAATTGATGGTACTACTAATTTCACGGGTGAAGTTACTATGAGTGATGACTTGATTGTCACTGGTAATTTAACTGTTAACGGAGACACTACAACAGTATCAACAACAAACCTTGATGTTGAAGACCGTATGATCATGTTAGCTGATGGAGTGACAGGTTCTCCAAGTGCTGACGTAGGCTTGCTCTTTAATCGTGGAAATCAGGGTAA